TTGTAAATTAGGAGTTTATTAGTTCCTATTCCGGCATCAAAAGTAACATCATCAAGATCTTTGATAAATCCTGCACCACCTCCACCAATGGTAGAAATCTGTTGTTGGATTCTATTGATGAACAATCTGTAATGACCTGCAAGATCATCAAGAGTGGCAAATTTTTGATCCATTGGAGTTAATGGATCTGGTTGTTTACCAACAGATTCTTTTTCGCTAGGTGGTTCGTTTAATAAACCCTCTTGTAATTCCTTTTGCTCAGACTTAATTAACTTTACAAGATTAAAAAGTTCTTTAATATCAGTCTTTACATTTTTAATATCATCATCATAATATTTGACTTCAGGCAATTCTGAAATTTCTGTTTTCAGATCACTGAAGTACTTGAGAAGAAGTTCGTCAGTTTTTACACTTTCGTCAGTCGCTTCCTTAAGTTCTTTCTTAATATTTTGTTTGAGTAAATTATATTCACCAAGTATTTGCTTCTTTAATTTTCTATCATCATCCTTAAATTCTTTATGGTGACCCCACATTCGCATTGAGGTCTCTTTAATTTCTTTCCAAATTTTTTCTTTTTCAGCATCAAATCTAGTGTTGATACTTTCTCTTAGTTGATTTAAATCGGTTCTAGTTTCAAATTCTTTTTTATCAAAATGTTCTGCAATCTGATCAAGGTCATACTCAACCTTACCTCTTAGACCTTCAACTGCATCATGAACTTTGACAAAATCATCGTCAATGACACTAAATGTTTTTCCAATCCAAGAAAAATCAGGAACTTCGTTTACTTCATTGACCCATTTTGGAAATACTGGGATTTCACTTCTTACCTTTTCAATATCTTCCTTAAGTGCTTGAAGATCCTCTTCATAGTACTTTGGTTCTGGAAGTTCGCTGACATTTTGGTTAATTGAATCTAATCTGTTTTCGATAGATTCAATTTGCTCATCATAATATTTTACTTCAGGAAGATCCGAAACAAACTTTGAAAGGTTCTCCTTAACACTATCAATTTGTTCGCAGATAGCTTCAATCTCTGCTTCGTAATATCTTACTTCAGGTACTTCTGGAATATCTTCTCTTACCCGAGCAATTTCTTCTACTAACTGCTCAAGTTCTTTGTCGTAATACTTTATTTCTGGAATGTCAGGTATCTCTTCTCTGACATTGTTGATTAAACGTAAAAGTTCTGGCCAAGGAGGAACTATATCTTCTATTTCTGCAAAAGGTTCACCATTTAAATCTTCAATGGTTTGAGTTTCTTCTACTAACTCTTCCTTCTCAATAAAATCTTCCGCAGAAGGTAAGTTCTCATTTACCTCTTCTGCAAGATAATCATTAATTGATGGTAATTCACTATTATCTTCAGAAAAATCATTTACTGAAGGCAAATCCTTTTTTGACATCGTATTAGTATCTTTTGTACTTCGGGATTTCTCTCCCTCTGTTTATTTATCCTGTTCCTTCATTCCAGTTTGCTTTAATAACTTTGTCAGGTCTGCCGTTGATCCAACGAACAATGCATTCGTTACATTAGTTGGACCTTTTGATCTTTCCTCTTCTACGTCTTTTAATTTTTTCTGCAAGTCCATTAATTTATCTGTCGCATCAGCAACATTTTTAATTAGTTGTCCTGCAACTTCATATGCTCTAGGCATTTCACTTTCTTGAGCCAGTTCAAGAATACCATTTATTGCTTCTTGTCCCTTTTCAATGATTGAATATAAATTACCTCTAGTATATTCGTAATCTTTTTGAATGTCCTCAGAACCCGATTTGACTTTTTCAATCTTTTTTTCGATATCATTAGATTTAATCTCCACCTCAATTTCTGATGCTTCAACATCAAAGGTTTTATTTAATTCATTAAATTTATCTTTCATAATCAAGAAATCGTACCACTAAATCCAAAGTCATCTCCGAGTTCAATCAGACTATTGTCTGTAGAGGTTATTTTCTTAATCGCAGATCCTCTTACATGATCTCCAGCCGTAGATCCATCTTGACCTCTCTTAACTGTCAATTTATTTCCAGTTATTGTCTTGATGAACATTTCCTCACCATCAACATCAATGTATGTGGATTCACTTAATCCGCTAGCATCGTCCACTTCAAGAACTCTTGTGGTTGCTGTGATGTCAATAGAAAGGTTGGTTGCAACATCATCATCATAATCTTTAAGTGCTCTTGGAGTAACAGCATAAGAAAGATCTCTTGTTGCGTTGCTTGTATCTGTGCCCTGAATATAACTGAGACGTACATTTTTGATAATGTCTCTGGAAGCACTGGATACTGGTCCAAAAAGATATGTTTTTGCTGTGAATCTTAAAGTATACAAAAGAACTCTTCTTGTAGAAAAATCACCCTCATAATCATCTTGAAAAGTAATGTTCTCCAAAACAATAGGAACATCTCTTTTTTCCTTTAATGATTCTACAAGTTCTATTGTTAAATTATACGCTGGTTGGAAGTAAGGTAAAATTTGTTCTACAATTTGCAAAGCATCATCATTTAACTTGCACATGATGCTCAGTTCAAATTGCATGTTGTAGGGAACTGGCATGTAAGCCTTTTTAGTTTCAGTCCCATCATCTGGGTCTTTTACGATGAATGTTTGAGTGGTGCTTACCTTTCTCTGTGGATCATAGGTTAAACCAGTAAACTCAAACGACATTCTTGGAAGAGTAATCGCAGTTGACTTATTCAAGTCTGCTTGCTGTTCAATTCTTGCCAAAAACTTTTGAGTTGGACCATATGCCAAAGGAACTCTAATCTCAGATCCTTCCTGCTTAATAGTAATTGAATTAAACAAAGTTCCGAAGGAGATAATCGTCCTTCTTAAAATTTCGTTATAAAAATATTCAAACATTGTGTAGTTCCTTTGACATTAACTAGTAGCCTTAAAATTTATTTAGGGCATACCAAATGGATTTCTTTCTGTAAAATCTATAATTGAATCTGCTTCGGACTCAATATTAAAGTTATCCGCAAATTCATCATCAATTGGATCAAGAGTAACTACTCTCAATACACGAGATGCTGCTGAAGTTCCACCAACAATTCTTTCTCCTTCAACAAAGGTTCCAGAAATGGATGCAATCTTAAGTTGATTCGTTACAGAATTCCAAACTCTTACTCTTGCAGTTGCTCCACTGATTGATCCAGTTACAATTTCATTGAATGCATAATCTCCTGTAGAATCAAGAGATGGTGAAGAGATTGAAATCGTAGGAGCAAAACTATATCCAAGACCAGCGTTTGTAAGTCTGATAGCAGTGATTGTTCCTGCAGTGCTTACTACAGCAGTTGCAGCAGCAGAAACTGTTGTTACACCAGGTAAGAATATTTCATTTGTAAATGTAATAGTTGGAGTTGTGGTGAATCCAGCACCACCATCTGTGACTGTTATAATGCCAACAACACCATCACCAATGTACGCTGTAGCTGCCGCTCCAGACCCGCTAGCACTGATGAATCTTACATTTGGTGCCTGAGTATACCCTGCACCTGGATTAATGATATCAACCCTCTGAACGGACTCTGACGCGGCATTAACGTTGTCTGTACAAGCAACTATGCCACTAATCATAGAAGCAGAAGCAACACCAGTAATACCTCCAGATGGTGCAGAAGATATTGCAACTCTAGGTGCTCCAATATAACCACCACCTCTGTTTACCAAACTAATCAGTCTAATACCACCAGAAGTTATAATTCCAGCAGTCGCTGCCGCAGTTGCACCAGTTCCAACTAGAGTGAGAGTTTGTGTTGGACCAAGAATTGTAGAGAGACCATCTTCGGTTGATCCATCAAGTTCATTACCAACCAACGTATCATCAATTTCATCAATTCCAGTGTCAATGACTTCATCTTCATATCTGAAGAGTTCGCATTTCAGTTGATAAACATAATTTTTTTGTAGTTGATAAAATGGTTTTTCGTGCTCAACAAATTTAATTTCAAAGAGTCTATCGCCAAGTGGAAAATAAATAAGATCTCCTTCTTTTGGTCTTGTTGATAGTTTTATGTTTGCTTCATTCTTAATTAATGGTGAAATATAATTTTCAAATCTTTCTTTAGAAATTATCAAACTTATTTCATTTGATGCTTGAATTCCAAATTTTGAAAGAATGTTTACGTTGTCTCCATATCCTTCAAAGTTATCAATGTATGCCTCAATGGGATATGCATCATCAAAAACAGACTGAACAACTTCTCTAAGTATTGTTTTTTCAGTTATATACTTTCTTGGAAGATAATGAACATCAACACCATACATCCTCAACTGCTCGTTGATTAGATCTTGGACTAAACTTTGCTCAGATCTTGAACCTTGTTGAAAAAATGGATTGAGCATAATTTTAACCAATCATGTCTAAAGGTGGAAGTTCGTATGTATTTGACATCTGCTCCCTGATTAAATCAAGTTCTTTTTGTGCATCATCATAAAGTTGTCTTCCGTTCAATTCAACTCCACCAGGAAGTTTAACACCCTGAAACTTGATCAGATTTTGACCCCATTGTCTCTTCATTAAAGCGGTCAAATACCTTTTTAAGAAACTATCATTATATACTCTCGTATAATCATTTGGATTCAGTGCTCTGTGGCAATCTATGATAATATAATCGCCTACAGTAGCACTTCCC